CGTCGATCATGATGACCTTCTTCTTACCACTACGCATCTTGAACAAAGCACCCACATAATATTCTAGGGTTTTGGTGCTGTGATCAGGAATGCTTGCGGCAATGTCCATGATCTCTTTGTTCGGGCCATCGACATAGATGTAGTCATACTCATCTGCATTGGGCATCTCTACCTCTAGATCCCGCAAGATAGAAGTCTTGCCGCATCCGGGTTCTGATAGCACCATGATTGTGTTGGTGATACCGATGGTCTTGACTGCGTCCTTGACCTCGTCAATGGTCAGGGTTGGGTATGTTGTTATTGCGCTCATATGTACCTCCTAGATTAAAGATTAAAGATTAACTAAACCGAACTTGCTCATGATCTTGTCCATCTCGGACTTCACATGCGACCTTGTGGCATCAGACTCACGAATGTCTTTAGCCGTTACATCATTCAGGGTTGCCAGTAAGTCTTGGCGCATATCCTCCAGTCTTGAATCCCCTGTCAAATTAAATTCTTTGAGTAACTCACACATCTCCTTCGCTCCGTCAATCGTCCCCTCATAGACCTTCGGGCGACGAACTTTCCCGTCTCCCTCGGCCTCCACTTCACGACAAGCATGAGCAATGCGTTTGATGAACTCCACCAAACGCTCGGTGGCATCCCGCATGATTTCCTCAACTTTACTGCTTGCTTCAGATGCATAGTGCTTCTCCAATTCTTCCTTAATATCATTGGCGATTGCTACCCTAAAATCGTTTTCAGGTACGGGGTGAACAAATAATTTAATGCGGAACTTCGATGCGACTTGGTCAGCCGACGGATACTCATTGGCATCGAACATACTGCCTTGCTTGAACGCCATACCCGCGACAATGTCAGGATACTTGGCTACAAACTCTTGCTTCAGTATCTCGTACTCTTGTTCTAACGCATCGAACTCGTTCTTGAACTTCTGAAGCATGCTCACAGGCAAGTACCGATTCGACCCTGACCAGTCATAGGTACGCTTCTTCACCCAGTTGTAGATCGTCTGCCGATGGTTAAGAAGTTTCTTATGGATCGGATCACCCGCCAACAAATGTTTAACAACGCGTGCGGCATTGTCATCAGCATTGTGTGCGGTAGTAACTTCTTTAGAGATGGCTTGGTCTTGCTTGGTTGCCGACCACACATTTACTTCGACGTTCACAATCATACCGCTTGTTGCAAGCGATACCATCACGGGGGGTTTGTTCATTGTCATGTTCATATCATTCTCCTTCATAGTTAACAAACGGGGATAGGGCATTGTCTTTCATGATCTCGTCATACACACGGGCAAGATACGAACGGGCAGGTTCTTGCCACTCGATCTTCTCCATCTTGGCAACCTCTGCTGTATCTTTGATCTGCTCCATGCAGTACAGGCAAGCATCACGCCACGCGATCTCGTAGGCAAACTGAACTGATTGAGGCATGTCACCGTTAAAAAATTCTTGGCATAGCGTGTTTTGCTTTTCACGCATGGCTGAAAGAATCTTTTCAGGGTTTGGCCTGTACGAAAGACTAGCATTCGGATTTATCTGCATCGTTTAACTCCTTTAGTATTGTTTGCATCTGCATGTCCAGTGTGCGGTTCTGCTCAAACAACTCCACAACCCGTGAACGCAGTTTGTTGACTTCATAATTGGCATGCACTAGATCCATCTCATACGACTTAGCACGCTCAAATTCCTTTTCGTATCTGCTTCTCCAGTACTTCACTCTGTCCGACTCTTGATGGAATGGGTCAGTCATCTTTCTTCTCCTTTTTCTCGTTACGAATGTCGCGCCATATCACTACGCCTATGCCTACAACAACTAAAACTACAAACCAAACTAACTCTTGGGCCGCTTGTGCCGCCGCGCCCGATTCATACCACCATGCTGTTTTCATTTGTCATCTCCTTTGGTATCTCAACTTCTTGACCTAACTTACTTGCGACATAGCACCGCATCGCGGCGACAAGGGGAGTTGGGCCTTCAAGCGGAAAGTGCCCCCATGAGTTTGATGCTTTCCAAGTATCATCCTCCACCGATACAGAAATCCATTCACGCTCAATGATCGGCCCACCATACTCCCAATCTTTTGAGGGGCGATAAACAATTCCATAGTCAAGCATTTGGAGTTTGTCAGAAAAGAACAATAGGTTGCACTCAAACTTAACTTCATGCTTCTCGCATTGAGCCACCGCCCAATCCAACTGCACACCACTTAATTCACTTGTTTTCATTTGTCATCACCTCCCGATAAAATGCACGCCAAGAAATAAACACAGAACGCTATGCAGATCAGTCCCAACGCACCGTTTAACGCTCGTAGGAACTCAGCGATCTCACTCATTGGGAACCTCCTTCTGTAATACACAGTTAATCTGATGGGGTTGCACATTGAATGTGTACTTGCGCTCATCCATGGCAACTATCGTCACCAACTCAGCGATCCGCTCGACATAGCACGGTCTGTTGTTGAACCGCACAACATCGCCGATCTTCACTTCACCCCCCTCTGAATTGAATAACTTGTAGGTTGTCTTCGGGTTGGGCTGTGGCTGTGCCGGATACGCATGGGGCACTGGGGTTATCCTCATTTGACGATTCCTCCTTTGTTGTTGATTCCCTTAAGATCTTCTTTATTGAAGTCGAACACGGGGAAGTAGTGCCCCTTGTGCATGGGCACGACACCGAACGAAACCTTGATGCCGTTACGCTTCTCGTCTTCGGTTTGGCATGGCACACAGGTGTGATACTCCATGCGATGGGGCGGTAGAAAACATCCGCAAAATAAACATTGGCTCATGCTCTTGACCCTCCTTTAACATATGTATAGCCGATGAACAGGTCATCGTTGAACGTCTCGTACTGATACGCTCGTGGGGTTTTGCGGTACACGAACCCCGATTGTTTCTTCTGCCACGGGTGAAGTGCAGGTTCTTTTGCCTTCTTCATGGCTTGCCTTGCGGCCTTGTTTTCCGGTTTCATTTTTGATACCTCCTAGGTAGTTAGGGCAATTAACAATTAACTTTTGCCCAGATGGTTAAGTTGGTTTGGTGTAGAACACACCAAGGGAAGCGCAGATATGGTTCAAATTAACTCGCGGTTTTTCCGCCCATAAATCTACGCTTCCGAAGTTATGTTCTAAGGGATTGTATAGATCTACATTTTTGTGTCCCCTGCTTTTTTGGCAGTCACCTGTAGGTGAAAGGTTAAGGACTGAGTGAGGGTCAGGGTGCCAACCTGATGGTGAATAACCGCCGATCATATGGCGATACATCGCTCACTCTTTTCGGAGCCGGTACTGCTCGGTAACTATTTAGAATCAGATGCAATGTGGTTCGGTATTCCAATCCCTACCATTTTGTTATGGATCTGCATGAGACTTGACTCGCCCCAGTAATGCAGGGGTTGTCGTTCTTCTTGTAACAGACCGCGCTTGGTTTCATGGTTGCTGAGATTGCCCGACTCGGCACAAGGCAGAGATGAGACAAATAGCAGTTCACCCCGTCGTGAAACGGAATGAACCCCTACGCCTACGGCTACGGCGATGGTTGCCCACCGCGCTGTGGATTGTTAAAGAGCGATTCACCTGCTGGTGAAATTACGAACGGCGATACAAATTAACTGCTACTACAATGATATTATATCACATACCTCCCTTTAAACCAAGGGTTTTATATGACTTTTTTACGGGAGGCTGGCGGGTTGGACTTATGGAATGTGGTTCCAGCGGTTCCAGTGAAAAAAGACCGTGTTGGAACCTTGGAACCGTGATTTTGATGGGGGTGATGAGTGCTAAGTTATTGATTTATATATATAAAATATTTAGTAGTAGTAGTAGTAGTAGAGAGAAAATGGCGTGGTTCCAAGGTTCCAGTGAAAAAAGAGCGATTTCCCTTTTGCAAAAAATTACTTGTTGTGCATCCCGTGTTCCCACTCTCTTGCTCACATAATTTTCTAGGCTCCCTCCTGTTAAAAAACGCTGGAACCTTGGAACCTTGGAACCGGACATCAAAAAAGCCTTGCAAATCAAGCACTTACACGGTTCCAACTTTTTTAAAAAAAGACGTTTCACCGGAACGTGAAACGCTAAATAGTGGTCTTGGCTTGGAACCCTATCAATTTCCGTAATTCTATACGATGCAAGTAGTATGCGTCGCTCTTCTGTCCCTAATTTAGACCAACGCGCTTATGCACGCGCTCACAGAAAAATAACTGGTCTCAAACCCCCCTGAGCATTTCTGCCCAGAGGGGAATGTCTTACTTGACCGACTTGAAGGCTATGATCTGTTTATTCAACAGATCAAGGTTCGCAGTGTCATCACCCCGCGCCTTCGCGTTCTTGCACCGTACCACTAGGTTCGCTAGGGTGTCGGCACAAAAGTCCGTAAATGACTTGGTCGGGTTGCGAGTTGATTCACCCGACTGTTCTTTTTCGATCTTTCGGATCTGCCGTACTAGGTCGGCGCGTCTGTTGGATCGGTACTTCGAGAAGGCAGTCCTTATAGGTAAAAGAATCTGATACAAGGACGGATCGGTATTCTTAAGAGTACCGAATGCCTGCGGGGTGAAACTCATGGCGTAGACTACGCCGACTTCGCGCTTCGCTACCTTCTCTGGAACAATTCCGTCTGAAGGCAGAACCCACGACTTCCCGTCTGGACTGAACCATGTCTGGGCAGGGTTCAATTCAGAATGACGCAATAACCAACCTTCAGTTAACTGCGCCAATACTTCGTCTGCCGGATTGGTGACGAAATTAGGATCCTGCGCCATGACGTACTTGGCGGCAGACTCCACACCCTCGATACTGCGCGCCGCCATGTAAGCGGCGTCCTTCAACGACTTAGGGTCGTAACTCCATATGGCAGTTTTTGCCATGGTGATACCTCCTAAAAACAGCGGAACATACCGCCATGAGTATCTTATATACTATTCTGTGGGAGAAGTACAGGGTTTCACCCCCCTGTGAAATGCTAAACAACAGGCGCGATCACGCCAACCTCGCTCACTCGCGCGCGCACAGAAAAATAACTGGTTTCGAGTGGGCCAAAAAAATAACCCGCCCGGCTTTCGCCGGGTCGGGTCAGGTGGTTACTTGTCTAAGCTACCCTTGAATGATGCGATAGCTTTATCAAGCTTGGCTAGGTCAGCCGTCTCATCGCCCTTGGCTTTTGCATTGATGCAACGCTGTCGGATTACTGAGAGGATCCCTTTTTCGGGAGCCGTTAGCCAGTCATAAAACAATGCTACTGGGGCTCTAGTAGCTTCGATGCCGTTGCGCTCTTTGTAGAGCTTTTTGGCTTCGCGATTCAAATCACCTACCCGATTCGAGACATACTTATTAAACTTGTCTCGTTTCTCTTTGATCAAGCTATGCTTCAACGGCTCTTCATTCTTGAGCGCGCCGAAAGCTTGTTGAGTGTAGGCGAAAGCCGTGTGAACATCTAAGATAAACTTGTCAGCTTTTTTATGGCTGAGCATTTTCTCTTCGCTTTCACACTTAACCCAATTGCCATCTACTGCAACATAGTAGGCTGATGGGTTCTCTTCATGCCAGCGTATGGCATAGCCCTTACGCAATTCCGCTCTAACTTCATCGGTAATTGCGTCGTCACTATGCCCTAAGCCGGGAATCATATCCATCAATGATGCGATGATGGATCGAGTAGTGCCATGAAGCTTGGCCTGTTGATAAGCCCCATCGGTAATGCTTTTGGGGATCGGAGTGAAAGCATTGTCTAATGTAGACATAAGTTCCTCACTATGAACACCCGGAGCCCGCCGGGCCGGATAGCACAAACATTTGCGCTATGAATATCTTATAGCATATGGCTAGCCGTTAATCTAGGTTTTCAGCCCCATGTGAAACGCTATCTAGCCAAACGCGCCCACAGCCTCGCGCACGGAAACATAACTGGTATCAAAGTCGGAGGCAAAATAAAAGGGGCCGAAGCCCCTTGGTTAAGCCAAACTAAACTGCTTCCTGTCGCGCTTGATCATGCGTGTCGCGACAAAGATCGTCCAGAGTGCGTGTTTGTTGAAGCCATAAAGCCAGAGTGCATACCAGATTCCCCAGCATTCAATGGTGCTCTTATAGTCAAATACATTATTTTTATACATGATGCTCTCCAAGTTAATGGGGGCCGAAGCCCCCGGTTGATTACAGATACTCAACTGCACACCAGACTGCTTGTGTCTGATACTTGTCTCGATTATCAAGCTGGTTCTCTTGCAAGAACTCAGTGGCTAACTGTTTAGCCTCTTCTTGCGTCACTTGATACTTGCGATAGAGTGTTACCCGTCTCATGCGTCGGGCAAACATATCGTCCCTGTCCTGCCCCTTATCGGTGGGGTTAACTAAGAACATGGTGATGCTTAGGTTTCCGTACATAGGTTTCTCCAAGTAACAGCGGAAGATACCGCCATGAGTATGTTATACAATATTCTAGGACATTAATCAAGGTATTCAGACCCCACCCGTACTCGACCCCCCCGATACGGCTAGATGGTACCTGCCGACCCCATACCCCTTAATCCACACAAATTACTACCAAATTTTGCAAATATTCCTAGCACCCTGTAGATAAGGTACGTCTTGACGGACGTTAGCGGCCCTAAAAAGCGGCAGTAAGTACAACTTTTTACGCTCAAACCCGCATGGTTAAGCCAAAGTACGTAGCGTGGTAAAAATATATACCCCACCCCCCTTCGTAATTTCCCAAAGTCAAGGTTTTCGCCACCCAGAAAACACCCCCCTTGTCTTTTTGTGGAGTCCCGTTTCCTTTTGGGGTACTATATTTTTGCGGGATGGTTCCGACGATTCCTACCCCGTCGGCCCCCGGCTCCGTGATGCCGGGCTCCTCTTTTGCCCCCTCTATATACAGGGGGCTTTTTTTGTGATATAACCCGCGCATGTCTACATATATTCTTGATGTCGATAAAGATATCGCGTTACCAAAAGACGCGACCGGGGCAATGCCACAGATGACGCAGCAAGAAGAGTTAGAGGTCTACGCAAGGACTATCAAACTCTTATCTGATCTGCAGGGCAAACCTATTGAGCCAGACGAACAAGATAAAACCACGGCAAGAGAACTTGCCAAAAAGATGTTGACAGACGGCGAAAAAGTGGATTTCGCTAATTATAGAAATGAAATACTGGCCTATTTGGCTGGAATGGTCGCTCAATATGACCAAATGCTTGTGCGAGACCTCGCAGATTACAAACTCTACGTCGTAAATAAGTTGGTAGAACAGTCTACCAACCCCGATCCCAAATTTTCACTCCCCGCAATCAAAGCGCTGGGAGAGATCGACGGTGTTGATGCGTTCAAAAAGCGCACAGAACTCACCGTTGCTCACAAAACAAGCGAAGAAGTCGAGAAATCTCTACTTGAGAAGTTAGAAAGACTCGAAAGATTGGCTGAAAAAGGGAAAAAACGGGATGTAATTGACGTAGAGGTAATAGATGCTGACTCCCGAGCGGATTAAGTTCTTAAAAACCTATATTAATCTGCTTAGCCACAACGAAAAGTTGGAGGCTTTGGACGAAATTAGCCGTTATGAGGCAGAACAAGTAAAGAAAGTAGGCCAAAATGACCTTTTATCGTTCGCAGATCACGTATATCCGGGCTATAAAGTAGGCCCACATCACCGCAGACTGGCTAATATCTTTGAAGAAATAGCCGCAGGCAAGAAAAAGCGGGTTATTGTGAACATTGCCCCCCGTCACGGTAAGTCTGAGTTGATTTCCTACCTCGCCCCGGCGTGGTTTCTAGGTAAATACCCTCATAAAAAGGTGATTATGGCCTCCCACACCGCAGATTTGGCGGTTGACTTTGGTCGTAGGGTGCGTAACTTGGTGGCTGATGAGAAATATAAAGATATCTTCCCTCAGATTGAACTCCAGCAGGATTCTAAGTCGGCGTCACGTTGGGGAACAAATTTTAAAGGCGAGTATTTTGCTATTGGTGTCGGTGGCGCTCTGGCTGGTCGTGGTGCCGATCTGTTTATTATCGATGATCCACACTCAGAGCAGGAAGCCAAGCAAATGCGACCTGAAGTGTTCCTGCCAGCATGGGAATGGTTTCAGTCAGGGCCGATCCAACGTCTAATGCCGGGCGGGGCCATCATTGTGGTGATGACTAGGTGGTCAAAACTTGACCTAACCGCTCAGATTGTGAACCACATGCTCAAAAATGAGGACGCAGACCAATGGGAGGTGGTGCAGTTTCCAGCCATCCTACCTAGTGGGAAGGCACTTTGGCCTGAGTTCTGGCCTGTAGAGGAGTTGGAGGCCAAAAAGGTTGGAATGGATCCCCGGTACTGGCAGGCTCAGTACATGCAGGATCCGACGGCTGAAGAAGGCGCACTAATTAAGAGGGAGTGGTGGCAGATCTGGGACAAAGAGGGCCCACCGGAGTGCGAGTTTGTGATTATGAGCCTTGACGCGGCTCAAGAAGCCAACAATCGGGCGGACTACAACGCCTTGACTACGTGGGGCGTCTTCCAAAACGAAGAGACGAACGTCTACAACATCATCTTGCTCAATTCAGTAAAAAAACGCATGGAGTTTCCTGAACTCAAGGCCATGGTGCTTCAAGAGTACAAGGAATGGGAGCCAGATGCGTTTATAGTGGAGAAGAAGTCCAACGGATCGGCGCTTTATCAGGAACTTCGTCGCATGGGTGTGCCGGTTTCAGAATTTACGCCGGGCAAGGGGCAGGATAAGATTGCAAGGGTCAACGCTGTGTCCGATTTATTCTCATCTGGGATTGTCTGGGCACCTGACAGGCGGTGGGCAAAAGATGTTATTGAGGAGTGCAATGACTTTCCGTCAGGGGCAAACGACGACTTGGTGGACTCAACAACTCAGGCCCTTTTGAGATTTAGAAATGGTGGGTTCCTGCGTCTACCGACGGACGAGCCTGATGACGAAATATTTTATAGACGTAAGCAAAACGTCTACTACTAAGGATAGAACATGGCGATTGATAAAGCACTCAACCAAGCCCCACTAGGGTTGGATGAAGAGATGATGGTTCAGGAAGGCCCTGAGATTGAAATTGAGATTGAAGATCCAGAGGCTGTTCGCATCGGCGTTGATGGCATGCCATTAGTAGAGTTTGAAAAAGGTGAGGAGGCAGAAGATTTTAATGCAAACCTTGCCGAAGATATGGATGAGGGGCAGTTAACTGAACTGGCAGGTGATCTGTTGGGTGATATTCAGTCAGATATTGACTCCCGTAAAGACTGGATGCAGACATACGTAGATGGCTTAGAACTTCTAGGTATGAAGATTGAAGACAGGACAGAGCCGTGGCCCGGGGCATGCGGGATTATTCACCCCTTACTGTCTGAGGCGCTGGTAAAGTTTCAGTCCGAAACAATTATGGAGACATTCCCCGCGATGGGGCCGGTGAAAACACAGATCATTGGTAAAGAGACTCCAGAGAAAAAAGAAGCCTCCGTCCGCGTGCGTGACGATATGAACTATCAACTAACTGAGCGTATGGTTGAGTATCGCCCAGAGCACGAGAGAATGTTGTGGGGTTTGGGCTTAGCAGGTAATGCGTTTAAGAAAGTCTACTATGATCCCTCGCTAGAGCGTCAGGTGTCTATATTTGTACCAGCGGAAGATATTATTGTGCCCTACGGTGCCTCTAGTTTAGAGACAGCAGAACGTGTAACACACGTAATGCGTAAGACTAAAAATGAGCTCAAAAAGCTTATGGTTGCTGGGTTTTACAAGGATATTGAGTTACCAGAGCCACAGAGTTCGCTAGATGAAGTAGAAAAGAAAATTGCTGAAAAGATGGGCTTTCAGGCCACCAGCGATGACCGGTACAAGATCCTTGAGATACACGCAGATTTAGTAATTGAGGATGATAAATATGCGGACGTAGATGAGGATGGAGAACCTACTGAAATAGCACTACCGTATGTGATAACGATTGATAAAGATACACAAGAGATCCTAGCGATTCGTCGCAACTGGAACCCTGACGATGATCTAAGGGCTAAACGCCAACACTTTGTACACTATGGATACATACCTGCATTTGGCTTCTATCATTTTGGTCTTATTCACCTTATTGGTTCTTTTGCTAAGTCTGGCACTTCTATTCTCCGTCAGTTAGTAGATGCGGGAACACTATCTAATTTGCCGGGTGGTTTTAAAACCCGAGGACTCCGAGTCAAAGGTGATGACACACCAATTGCACCGGCAGAGTTTAGAGACGTAGACGTACCGAGCGGTACTATTAAAGACAACATCATGACGCTCCCATACAAGGAGCCGTCGCAGGTTCTAGCAGGATTGCTAGATAAGATTATTGATGATGGTCGTCGGTTCGCAGCGATTGCTGATCTTAAGGTCAGTGATATGTCATCTCAGTCACCGGTAGGTACAACGCTGGCTATATTAGAGCGCATGCTCAAGGTGATGTCGGCAGTACAAGCACGGATTCACTACAGCATGAAACAGGAGTTTAAACTCCTCAAAGTCATCATCCGTGACTATACCCCCGAGGACTACTCATATGAGCCGGTAGAAGGCACCAGAAGCGTCAAGCAGTCGGACTACGACCAAGTGGATGTGATTCCCGTGTCAGACCCCAACGCTGCCACGATGAGCCAAAAGGTCGTTCAATATCAAGCCGTTATGCAGTTGGCTCAGCAGTCTCCCCAGATCTATGACCTCCCGATGCTCCACAGGCAGATGCTTGAGGTTCTGGGTATTAAGAACGCCGAGAAGTTAATCCCGATGCCGGAAGACCAAAAACCCCGTGATCCGATATCTGAGAATATGGCAGTCCTCAACGGCAAGCCAGTCAAGGCGTTTATCTATCAAGACCACGAGGCACATATAGCCGTCCACCTGATGGCTATGCAGGATCCAAAGATTGCACAGTTAATTGGTCAAAACCCGATGGCTGGGCAGATTCAAGCGGCGGCAATGGCTCATATACAAGAGCACGTCGCGTTCCAATATCGCAAGGAGATAGAGGAGCAAATAGGTACAGAACTGCCCCCACCAGACCAAGATTTGCCAGAAGAGTACGAGTTGGCTATCTCTCGCTTGGCGGCTAGGGGTGCAGCCAAACTCTTACAAAAGGATCAGGCGCAGGCTGCTCAACAGCAAGCCGCCGCTGAGGCTCAGAATCCGCTTACCCAGATCCAGATGCAGGAGTTGCAGATCAAGCAGGCAGAAGTCGAGCGTAAGAAGCAGAAAGACGTTATGGACGCAGCCGCTAAAGCCGACCAGATTGAGGTTGAGAAACTACGGATCACCACTCAGGCTGAACTAGAAGGAGCCAAACTCGGGACTCAAATAGCCCGGGCTAGAGATGAAAAGGCTTCTAAAGATCAGATAGAGGGTATAAAACTTGGCCTACAAATGGGGCAAGTAATGAAGGAGTCTAAACAACCTAAAAAGGAGAGTAAATGAGCAATGACATACTCAAGTATCTTTCAGACAAGATACGAGAGGAAATGAAAGTAATAGAGCAAGACG